CGCACAGTGGATCCTAGGCGAATTTTGGTCTGCGCATTAATCTGATTTGCTTTTAGAGGCAGAATGAGTCTATCAAAGGAGGTCAGATCATTCCAGTGGACTCAGACCTTGAGAAGGGAGCTGAGCACATTTTGTGTGCCTGTGAAAGGTCAGGTAATCAAAGATGCTCAATCCCTGCTTCACAGCTTGGACTTCTCAGAGGTGGCCAATGTACAGCGTCTCATGAGGAAAGAGAAGAGAGGGGAAGCTGACCTAAAACGTCTAAGGGACCTAAACCAAACGGTTTACAATCTTGTTGAGCTTAAATCGGCTCAACAAAAAAGTGTTTTAAAAGTCGGGAAACTAACATCTGATGATCTGCTGGTGTTGGCAGCTGACCTTGACAAACTGAAGAATAAGATTGTTAGAACTGAAAGGCCCAGTGTGAGTGGGGTGTACATGGGGAATCTGACAAATCAGCAGCTGGATCAAAGGAGAAGGCTTCTTGAGGCTGTCGGAATGATGGGTCCTAACCGAAGGGTCAGACCCAATGGGGATGGGATTGTGAGGGTTTGGGATGTAAAAAATCCAGACCTATTGAACAATCAGTTCGGAACTATGCCCAGCCTGACACTGGCTTGCATGGCGAAGCAAGGACAGTATGAATTGAATGACGTGGTCCAGTCACTGACTGATTTGGGCCTCATTTACACTGCTAAGTACCCCAACTCAAGTGACTTGGAAAAACTTGTCAAAAATCATCCAGTGCTTGGTATTATTGATACTGAGAAATCTGCTATCAATGTGTCTGGATACAACTTTAGTCTGAGTGCTGCTGTCAAAGCTGGCGCTTGCATGTTGGATGGTGGAAACATGTTGGAGACAATAAAAATAACACCACAAAATATGGATAACATTTTGGTCTCAATGCTGAAGGCTAAAAGAGCAATGGGCATGTTTGTGTCGGACACTCCTGGTGATAGAAATCCTTATGAGAATCTGCTTTACAAGTTGTGCTTGTCTGGTGATGGGTGGCCCTACATAGCTTGCAGGACAAATATACAAGGTCGCTCCTGGGAAAACACAATTGTGGATTTTTCTGATGGCTCTCCAAACTCACCAACTGAGTCCCCCAAGAAAATTCCAAAACCACCTGTAGGAATGCCCACAGGCTTGACCTACTCACAGCTCATGTGCTTGAAGGATGCAATGAAACCCATTGATCCTAATGCTCAAACTTGGATTGACATAGAAGGTAGACCAGAAGATCCTGTTGAGATTGCGCTTTATCAACCAGATAATGGTAATTACATTCACTTTTACAGAGAGCCAACTGATCTAAAACAATTTAAACAGGACTCTAAGTACTCACATGGGATTGATGCTAATGAACTTTATCCTGCTCAACCTGGATTGACCAGTGCAGTCATTGAATTACTTCCAAAGAACATGGCACTCACCTGTCAGGGAGCTTCAGACATCAGAAAGCTGCTCGATTCACAAGCTAGGAAGGACATTAAACTAATAGATGTGTCAATGAGTAAGGAAGAATCTAGAAAATTTGAAGACCTAGTCTGGGACACCTATAAGAGACTTTGCACTGTTCACACTGGAATTGTTGTGGAGAAAAGAAAGAAAGGTGGCAAAGAGGAAATCACCCCTCATTGTGCATTGTTTGATTGTATCATGTATGACGCTGCCACCCATGGAGGTCTGAGAGACAAGACGCTAAACCCTGTCCTGCCGAGAGACCTGGTGTTCAGATCAATCTATAACAAAGTCACTCTGTAAGGAGGCCCCCGTGACTCACCGCCAAAAGGCGGTGAGTCACGGGGGCTCTTGGAGTCAGTTTTATCGGGCCCACTTGGTTGGTAGACCGGGTTGTCCATAAGCCCCACAAGAACAGATGGCCATTTTAGTCAATCTATGAGGCTTTGGACATGGTTTCCCGCGGATGTGTCTGTGTGTTGGTATTTTGATTAGGTGGAGGAAGATGCTAATCAAGTAGAAACTAGTACTGAATACAAAGAGATCTACAAGCCCAAGCGGTGTTTTGCCCTGCCTATTCAAGTATTCCTTTTGAAGCATCTCAGTTATCATGTTATCAGCCTCTTGCTCAATCTCATCAGAAAAGTGGGTCTCATTGAGGTATGTGCCATTGGTCACTTTCCAACACTTTGGCAAAGAAGTTCTTCCAGTCCTTGTGTCGTTTAGAAACCAGAACTTTGTGTAGTTACAATATGGTATACCCATAAGATCTTTTAAATGGTTTCTCATAATTAATTGATCATTTACCAATGAATTAACCGCTTTGGTTATAAGATTTAAACCTCTCTGCGCTTCAATCCTCAACTTATCAATTGCCTGCTTGTTGAAATCAAAGAGCCTAAGCATGTCACAGAATTCTTCATCATGGTTAAGATTGCACTTAGCAACGGCAGTGTTCCCGAAGCACTTCATTTCTGCTGAGATCAACATCCACTTTTGTAGACAGTATCCACCCGGTAAATCATTGCCAGAACTGTCACTTAGTGTCCAAGTAAAAGTTCCCAGGATTCGTCTCGAGATGTAAATCGACCTCACCCTTTGAGAAATTAAAGAAATGAATCCCATCGGGGAGGGTCTTGAAAAGATGCAGTGATCCGCCCAGCTGACATTTTGTATTACAAGGTACCTGTAACTAGTCATTATACAATTGTATGTGTTCTTCTCGGAATCAGGAAGGACAATTCCAACACTGAGGGAGTGTCCCCAGTACATTCTCATAAAGACATCCATGATGCTATTTGCAAGAGTTCCACAGTGATTGCCTGAATCAACAACTGAATTATGCGTGAGGTTGTACTGCACAGTGATGTTCCCACCATTGAAATCACATGACATTGCCTCATACTGTCCAAAATTTGGAATGGAGAGATGAAATGTTGTTATGATGCTCATGAGCGCATGATTGTAAAGGTCCTTCTTGTGAGCGTCAGAGAGGTTGCAGAACTTATGATTTAGTATGCTGGTGTTAGTGAGGGTCATCTCCAGGCCGGACCCGTTCACAAAAATGTAATGGTGACTGTTATTCTTTGTACATGAGAGAGGCATTGTTGTGTTCAGGTGTCCTGCATCTAATTCAATGCTAGAAAGGTTATAGGTGCCTTTGTAGACTAAGGAGCAGGACCTTCCACACAGAATGCAGAATGAGATGAGGCCAATGATGCCGCAGGTTGCCACATTGTAAAGGCCCTTCAGAATGGCCAGGAATGAGAGGGTTATGAGAACAATGTTCATCACTTCCTCAATTATGTGAGGGACTTCTTGGAAGAAAGTCACAATCTGTCCCATTATCACACGCTTCGGCGCAGTCCAAAAATGCCTAGGATCCCCGGTGCG